CTTATCTACCCACTTACAGGCATCAACTTGTATATATCTTTCGGTTACCGACTGAATTGGTTTGTTCTTCTTTGGACGATCTACAGTAGGATCAGTCTGTAATCCCACGATAAGATAGTCACACTGTGTCCTTGCCTCTTCCAACATCTTTACATGACCCGCATGGAACAGGTCAAATGCCGAACAGGTGAACCCAATTATTTTTTTATTTTGACTTGACAAAAGTTGTGCTCCGCTGTATAATAACGCTTAGTGTTGAGGAGGGGTGAATACTATAGTTCCTGCAACAGAAAAACGATCACCTTCAAATTGTTTAGATACTGCTTCATGTATAAGATGTCCTTGGAAGAGTACCAGTTTACCATTCTCTATTTCAATTTCTGTTCCTATTGTCGGAAAGACTAGATTGGAACATCCTTCTGGTGGATCAATGTAATAACAGTATGCCCATGTATTTGGCCAGTGATTATGAGGTTGAGTCACCTCTTCTTTCTCTGCACGAATACCCCACATATTATTCACTCGCAAGGTATCTATATGTACTTGTTTCCACATGGGCATACTAAGACGATGATGATGATTCTCATAGTCCATGTTCATCTCTATAGATGATTCTTTAACAAACTCTTCAATGATATCTGCTAATTTTCTAAACTCAGGATAAACACTATGCATATTACCGAACGTGGTGTCTGCCTTGACATTAGTTATACGGTGTACTTGATCACCTGCATCAGCAATTCGGTTCACTATCCTCGTATTCATATCCTCGTCATCAATTATCTTGGTGAAGATATAATCATCTTGGGTGTTACTGTATTTCATTAGTGTATCTTCGTGCTCGGTGAATTGCTACCAAACATATCAATTACATTGGAACCACTATCCATACGATTCAGATAATCTTCTATTTTCTTATCTCGTTTAACTTGTTCGGTAGGATGATCTTCATCAAACTCTTTTTCTCGTTGCACGTGCATATCAATCATATCATGCACTGCCTCATAGTACTGTACCATAAGTGATCGCGTAGGGAACCCCATCCCCACAACATGACTAGAGTTGATAATAAGTAAATCTTCTCCATTTTCTTGATAAACCATCCACGGACGAAAAGCATAGTATTTCATACCATCCGAACTTTCCATCATAATAAGTCGCATTGCTTTTCGTACAAGAATCTCAAAGTCTTCTTCCTCTGCCCATTGCACTACTTCACAGAGAATTTCCTCACCATTGGCAAGTTTTAACTGTCTTACTTCTGTCTCGTTGTTCATGCCGTTCCCTCAAGTTTGAATTGTTTATAGTTTCTAATGATATTTATCAGACCATTAACTGGCAAATTTTCGTGATTCTCTGTGTAATACTTCTTACCCTCCTTGGGATTTTCATATACCTCTGCGTGAACAAAGTTAACCTGCCACACACCAGAAGGATTTTTTCCACTACCAACCCTTTCCTTGGTGAAATCTTTTACCCATTCAATCATATCTATAAAATCATAATCACCACTCGGATGAATCCACCAATTCCATTTATTCTTTTCTCTGTGCTTGTTAGACTTCTTACCTCTCTGCATATTTGAAACGTGTTGTCTCATTTCGGGGTCTAGTACATCGGGGTCTTCATATGAGTATGTATAACCATACTCCATGAAATTGTTGTACACCTTCCAATCAATAGCATCTGCTTGTTCGTCATCGGGTTCCGATAACATCAATGGTAGGAAGGACACCACGTGACCGTTCCAGTGCTCATTGACCCATGCTTTGGTTGTTTCTAGGGACTCAAAAGTTTCGTGGGGCAGACCCGCAATCATAGTGAACTGTCCGACATAGTAGTTAGGTGAATGCTCGTTGAAGTAGTCCTGTATTTTTAGCAGACCCTTCTTGAGTTCCTCTGGTTTCATACCCTTACCGACTGCCTTACCAGACTCACGATTGAATGTCTCCACCCCATAACTATGTGCGGTGAAACCCATATCAATCATATCCTTCCACGTATCTTCTCCGTGACGTATGAGTAGGTCTGCCCTAACATATCCACCGAACTGTGGTTGGAATGGTAGTCTACGTACTGCACGTGCAAGTAACGCAATCTTATCTTTGGAGTCGTTTACAGTATCGTCTGTAATGTAGTAGTTGGTGATACCCCACTTCTCATAGTTCTCCAACAACTCTTCGTAGAGATTGTCCTCATCTCTAGTCGTGTCTTCCTTCATGCCCAGTAGAGGGAAGTTGCAATACTTACACGCAAAGATACATCCCCGTGAGAATTCAATATTTACCGTTTCGTTTGGTTGTACAAAGTCGCGTTTTTCAAATGAGATGCTTGCGTCTCTCTTAGGGAAGCAGGGGTAACTGTGTTGTGCGGTGATCAGTTTACCACCATTACTGAGTGTTGAATGTACGCGAGGTTCTTCACCACCCATAATATGCTTGAGTACGGCATCCATTGCATACTCACCATTACCCGTGATATAGTAGTCTGCCTCTACGCAAGTGACAGTCCAAGTCTTTTGCCCACCCGAAATGATCTTTAACCAAGGGTAGTTTCTTCTTATGTAATCAGTGAACCACTTCAGTTTCTCGGTTGCGAGTGTTGCGAATAGCAGACTGAACCCGATAAACTTTGTGTCCACGGTCACTCGTGATTTGAGTAGTTCAACCAATTCTTCGTTGGTGAAGAATATACTATAGTCAATAACCTCAACATCCCATCCGGTCTTTCTTATATGGGTTGCTATTCGGTGATTGCCATAACTACGATAGGATTCAAGTCCATTGAAGAGTCCTGCAACAACCATCTCGTTAGGATGTTCGTCATGGATTCTTCGTCCAAACTCTTCGTTGTTTATACTTAAAGAAGTAAACCCACCGAACAATATTCCGTGGGGTTTCTTTTCAATCAATTTTATTTTCATTTCAAATTTATTTGATGTATCTTATAAGGAAACTGTTCTTTAGTATATATCTTTATTCTTTCGGCACTGTGACGCAATGTAAAGTTTTTGTGGGACTTGATATGCATATCATCCGCAATATCGTATAACTTAGCATTAGACCCATCGTCAGACTGCCTCAGAGCGCGCCCAATGGATTGTAGCACCTTAACCTGACTCTTACTAGGGGATGCGAATACTATGTTATGAAGATTCCTAATATTAATACCAGTGCTGAAAGTGCCCAAACTAGCAACAATAATTGCATTTTTCTGTTTCTCCACTATGCCACGAATTTGCTCTCGGTCTGCGGCATCCACTTCTCCAGACACATAGAATATTTTTCGACCATCCTCTGCCTTGTCTCTCATCATATCAAAGAGAATTTTACCGTGTTTCTCCACGAACTGGAATAGTACCAGAGTGTTACCTTTCTGGTCTAACGCAAGGTTGGTAATCAACTTGTTGCGTTTCTCGTGGGTAACGATATAGTCCATCTCTTCTTGATAGGTCTTACCCTGCATCATATGACACACATCATTATGATAACGCAGTAACAGGACAGATATGTCTATTTGTGCGAGTGTTCCTTGAACCTGTAGATCACGAGTTTGAGTCACTGTCTTGGTGGGCCCGAACAGACCCTCTAGTACCAGTTTGTTAGTCTCGGTACCATCTAAGGTACCAGTAGTTCCAAATCTATATGGAGCATTTGTACACTTATTCATAATACCAGACAGTGACTTTGCCTTGAACAAATGTACCTCATCACCGAACACACAACCAAACTGCTCGAACCACTCCTTCGGAAACTTGTATATGGACTGCCAAGTAGAGACTATGATCTGCTTGTCGGTCACCTTCTCCTTACCAGAATATATCTTGTGTACTAAGTCAGAATCAAATCCATAGTCCTCAAAGTCTTTGTACATTTGTTCTACCAGACTTGTTGTCGGAACAACTATGAGAATCTTCTGATCGTGATTTGCCATATACCACCGCATCAGATTATAGATGATGAACGACTTACCCGAACCTGTGGGTGACAACAGAATTGCTCGTTTCTCTTTGATACCGTGGGTCACCGCATCGTACTGATAGTCACGCAATCCAAACGGCATATCAAGTTCACTCTGGAACTTTACTAGGTTCTGGTGTTGGACATGGTTCTTATTCTCAGGGTGTCCATACTCATCGTTGTCCATCAACTCAATAGGATACATCCTATCCGCACAGAACTTCTTCAGATGTGCGTAAAGTCCCACATTGAGTTCACGAGTGACCTGATTAAAAAGTTTGATCTTACCATCCCATTTGCGAGACTTAAATGCCGGCATGTACTTATGTCCCGGAACAAAAAACGAGAAGTATTCTCGGAGTTCGGGAATCTGGTGTGCTTCAGCATCAATGATCATCATCGCATGATCACGGAGACCGACACGAATGGTATTAGGTATACTCATTTAGGGCATCTTCACCAAGATAGCAATCAGCAGTATATTGGTTAGAAATATCTCTGCCGCAAGTATTGTGTGATACCACACCCACCGAGACTGGTATACTTTATTTACTGTGAATGTTTCCTTCATTTCTTTTAGCATTATTGTCCTGCCTCGAAAGACCTCCATCTAATCATATTTCCGATTGTCTGGTGCCTCCAGTTTAGATTATTAACAATTTCCGTAAGAGTATCTATCAGAGTTTTAAGGTACTGGATTTTCATCTCAGACTCTTGAATCTCTTTGTCGGAGTCGTAGTAGTACTCCTTGAAGTTTTTGGTTGTGGCACTGAGACCCTCGTATGGATCATATGCCCACCCACGAGTCTCAATGTCCTCCTTGGACATCTTACCCTCGTAGTAGAGGTACTTTTCTTTGAGTAGAATCTTCTGTTTGAACTCAGACTGCTTCAGACGCAGTTTGGTCAACGAGAGATACTCCAGATACTTTGCGTGTAACGCAGGTGTCACACGAGAGGTTTCGTCTAGTTGGTGTTTAGAAATTTCGGAGTCTTCTCTCCACTCTGCTAGAATACTTTCTAGGTCTATCATAATATATTCTCCATACTGTAAAATTATATAGGGTTAAATTATCTCGAATTGAGAGAACCTAAATGACGCATCAAATGTCAGATAGTTCACATCTCCTGTTGTGGAAGTGAATTCAATATTACCAAGTGAGGTAGGTACGCAATCTCTGTACACGATCTTCTTGGTGGTGTTGTTATGACTTGACAATACATGAAGTGTGATGTCGGCATAGGTTGGGAATTTAGAACCCCGTTCACCAGAAGATACTTGCCCATCATTAACTATTCGATTTAACCAATCCATCATCTCTGTATAGGATGTCATGTTCTCGTCAAGAATGATTGTAAAGTTTACCTCGGTGAATGTGATCTTGTCTCCTGCCAAGGGGACAGATGTGATTCTTCGGACAGGTAATTCCAGTGGTGCGACAGACGCACCGGGATGAGATACTGCTTGAACAAAGTACTCCATATTGGGATACTTTGTTCTGTCCATGACTAACTTAAAACCCGTAGGTTGCAGGTAGTTTAGATTGGTTGTCAGTTCCGCATCGGAAACTTGAATATTACTTTGTACTGGCATAACGACCTCTTATATTATACTTCTATTTATAAGAGATTTAATGTATAGTTTCCTGTTCACGCATATTTACCAGAAGTTTCTGGATAACAGTAGACCAGTATTTTTTACCCCACTCGGAACCTGTACGAGAACGAGCACCCTTTGCGTTTTGGATCAATCGGACATAATCATACATTGACAGTTCTCCCTTTACCAACCCAAACGATCTCTTCAAACTTCTCTTCGTAGGTCTTACCAAACACAGTAAACCCAACCTCGTGAAGTTCTTTCAGTACGAACTTAACTGCTTCTTTTGGGGTATCAAATGTATACCAAGTCAAACACTCAAGACCTTGATTTGCTAACCTTACTTCATACTTCATACTTGTTCTCCTAATTCCCAAGTTCGGGGAGGTCGTCCCTCCATATAATGTGCTTGAGTAGCAACAAACTTGTCACCCTCAACAGTGATGTACACTGGACGTTCCCAGTGTTCACAGATGTTAGACTCCTTGAAGTCTGCTTCATCAACGATGTCGGAACCAAGAACATACTCTTGGGAGTAATCGTTGCTCTCCTCAACGAGATCAAACAGGGTATCATAGTACCCCTCGGACTGTGCATCCTCAACAGATACACCCTCTACCACATAGGTAGAACCACCCTTGTCCTTCCAGTACTGTGGGCATTCCCCAGTACCATCCCAGTCATGGGCACCATAGTTCTCACGATATTGGGTTTGGATTACAATCTTCATATTACTCTCCGATAAATGCGTATTTGGGTTCGTTACAGAACATACCAACTTCATCAAAACCTAACAGTACCCAACCGTCCATTGGGTCAGTACCGTTCTCGTATTCAACTAAATCAAAACCTGCACGGAACTCTCTGACTTCGTTTATATTCACTTCAATAATTCTCATAACCATTCCTCATTCTCAATACAAGTATTATACAACATTCAACAGGTTTTGTCTAATACCGTTTTGTTATAACGGAGACACTTTTAAGAACTTTCTTCGTGACTCTGACCACTGCTTCTTTGGTTTACTGAAGATGATTTCCTCAGTAGTACCCTCTTTAATGTACCCCACGAGTTGGGATGCCTTGTTAACAATGTAAGTGTGACTAGGGACATGATATGGCATATCCCACTCCGTAACTTCTTTCAAATAATCATTCATTATTTCTTACCTTTGTAACCAAGTGATTCCATCGCAAACACTGGTGAACCACAAACTTCGTAACCGTACTTCTCACTGTGAAACTTGTTTTGATGGTCAGACAGTTCAAGATACTTCTCAACAGTCACGTTCTTCACTAGGAAGTTAATCCATGCCTTCCAAGGTTTGTAACCATACTTGAATCGGGCAATGAACTCAGGTTTGGGTGAACCATGCCATGATGGGTGACAGTTAGGACTTGCGACCTCCATGTTGACAGACTCAGTGTGTCT